GACTCATCTGTCCACAAGCTGATCTGAATAACGGCATTCTCAAGAGAAGTCTCGTTCAAGTCAGCAGGGGTAGATGGGACGTTACTGTTAGTACCGCCAGACACCAAGGGGTGTGCGCTGGAGAACAGAGCAACACCGTCACCACCAACGTAGCTAGAGCTAAAGCCGTTATTCAAAACAGCAGCAGCTTTAACTTGCTTGGTGTAAGCCATAGCACGAGCCAGAGCTTTGGTGTAACGAGCAGACAGGCTGTCGTACAAGTTGTCTTCGATGGCCTCTTCGGTCAGCGAGAAACCCAAAGCAATGGTTTCGTGGTTGTATCGGGCAGTCCATGCTTCTTGCGCATTGTCATAAGCAATGGCAGAACCCTCGTTTTTAACGGGGGCAGCAGAGAAACCAGACAGTTTCGTTTCTTCTTCAAAAGAACGCTCAGAGGTTTCGGTTTCATAAATCTCTTTATGTTCCTCGCCATATTTTGCGTACTCCAAACCAAACAAAGCGTTCAGTCCGGGGAGAAGTTCTTTAAGTAGTTGTGCGCGTGAAATAGCCATGATTTAGCTCCTTATGCTGTAGCAGTTGCTGCGTAATACTCGTGCTGGCCAAAATTCAATTTCACCAAAATTTCTGGAAACTGATTAAAGACCAACGTTGAGCTTGCGGCAAACGCAGTGATGGGGGCTTGATTCAAAATCACAGTCGTTGCACCAGCCGCCGCTGCTGTATCTACAAAGGAACCTGAAGCAATGTAATTGCCGTTAGAGTCCAATGAGCCTACATCAGTACCAACAGGCAACGCAAAGGGAATTGCGCTACAAGTGATAGTGGCGGTTGAAATGCTGGTGAATGTGGCAGTACCAAGAGAGACTTCAGTATCTGGATTCAAACCCAACACACGCAAAGGCAGGGCATCTGTCGTTGCAGGCGTATCGGTTGGAGCTAGAACTGCGTTCTTTGAATTACCAGTTGCAGTGTTACCAGTGTTGTTGATCATGGCCACGTTTTGGCCGATCATTGCACGAGCACCAGAAGCAACTACAACACCAGAAGAGCAAACAACAGCAGAGAACACAGTGTCAGGATCGTCACAAACGATAGCCATAGTGTCGCCCGCAGCAGTACTTGCTGGGTAATACTGAGAGAACGTTTTCTGTTTGGTCAGCGGGTTGGTATACGAGCATCCCAAAAAGACACCAACTACCGTACCCAGAGTACCAGTACTTACAGAAAGACGTTCCAAATTACCGCGAACCAAGCCCACGAGGTCACCATAGAAGATGTTCGTAGCGTAGTTGTTGATGATTGCGTATTCACGAGTAGAACCCGCAAATACTTGACCACCGATCAAGTTGATCGGCTTTAGGCCGTAGGGGGCCGAGACGATGGGATAAGCCATTTAAGACTCCTATAAAATTTAAGTACCTTTGCCAAAACTAGACGAGGACTTACGCTCTTGGAAGAGCGGCATCCGCGCATCGCTTTGACGCATGAAACTATTGTCTACAGCATCTGTCTGAGATTGCGTAACTTTAGCGAAATGGTTATTTCGCTGTTCAACAAACTCAGTAGGTGTCTTGCAGAGCAGTAGCCCGCCAACCTCAATGTTGTCCTTAAAACGACTATTGGGATCAGCTAACAGTCTAAATTTGGGTTGTTCTTCGAGTGCAACAGGCTCCCAACCTTCTCGGAGTTTGGCCGATAAGTTACGTGGGTCAGCGTTGTTCATTGTCGAAACACGAATCCAGCGATAGTTGTAACCCGGCTCTTTGTCAGGCTCAGGTAACAAGTCAGGCTGCATCCACTGCTTTGGACGTTCCTGTACCGCACGTGTTGTCAACTCGCGTGTGAGTTTATTGTCTTTAATATCAGCCATTACGGGCCTCCAGTTCAAGTTGTGCCTTTACATATTGCTCGGGCGTTAAACCTAGCTTTTTGGCAAGATTTACTTGGCTTTGCTTTAGCCTGACCTTGGTGGGGGCCGTGCTACGAACTGCCGGGGCGACAACGGTGCCGAGTCTTGTGCGGCTTTGTCTATTGTCTTCTGGGCTTTCAAATCTATCTGAAAACCGTTTGCGCATTGTATTGTCCAATTCGCGGTAATACTCTTCAGAACCAACCTCTACACCATTGTCTCTCAGGTCTTCGTGTAAACCAAGAGCAAAGGCCGTCATACCTCGATCCTGTCCAAACCACTTATTGCGGTTTTGCCACGCAACAGCTTTATTGTCCGGTTCAGGTACATACGGTGCAGGTTGATACTGCACAGGTTGTTGTTGTACAGGAGTTTCATCCTCTTGTAAAGAGGGCATGCGAAAGTTTTTTACCTGTATAGCTTTCAGGTTGGCCATCTGCAATGCTTGATTAGCCTCCATCATCTTGTCAGAGTCACCCGCTTCGTAGGCTTCTTTGTAAGCGCGTTGAGCAATCTTCAACTCCATATCAGCGTTACTCTGAATGGTAGAGACGTATTCCTTTTCACCCGTACTTAGAATGCCTTTGATGCGCTTATTCTCTTCAAGCAGGCGTTGTGCCAAACCAACAGCTTCATGCTGTTCGCGTATCGCAGACTCTTTCTCACGGCGTTCGTCGTGCCAAACCTTGCGCATTTGCTTGAGTTTGGTCTTAACGTTGTCGTCGTATTGGTCTAGCTCGTCCTTCTCCAACTCCTCAACAAGAGGTTTGGGCAGGGGCTGACGGCCACGGTCTTCTAGGGGTGCATCGTCTTCGATCTCAATTTCAATCTCAGGTTCCGCGTCCCGTGCGGGTTTACCCTTATCTTCAAGTTCGTCTGGAAACTTGTATTCTGTGTTGTCATCTAAAGGCATTTTGTGCTCCTTTTATTTACGGGTAATACCACGGGGATCGTCTACTATCCCCTCGACTGAATCATCATTGATGATGCGGAACTCACGGCCATGAATCACCAAACGTGAACCAGCGTATGGGCGAACAAGGATAAAGTCTCCTTTTTTACACCACGGGCCACTTGGAAATCTATTTGGGTCTTTGTAGCAGTCTGGGCCAAGCTCAACGACAAACAAGACCGTTGTGAGGGTCTCTTCGTTGCGCATGGTTTCATCAGATTTAATGATACCTACCTCACTGTCCTCAAATTCTGCTTCCGCCTCTGGGATGGCACAAAGAATTCGATAGCCCGAAGGCTTGGGCAGTTGTTTGCCTTTCTCCTCTGCGGTTGCAGCAAAGTTATAGGCCCCCACAACTCGTGGGTTGTCAGCGTCTGTAGCCAACAAAATGGAACTAGTCATCCGAAGTCTCCAATCTATGTTTCAGGTCTAGGGTATATCCCCGCATGATGAGTAGACCGCGAATCTCACCACACAGTTTCTTGTAATCCTCAAAGGAGTCGGCCTTGCCCTCGGCCAAGTACTCCTTGAGTTGTTCAATCTTCTCATCCGCTTGTTGGATGAGGACTTCAAATCCATTCATTTATTCACCTTTAGGTTGTCTTTGTCTCATTTGTATGCGCTCTTGCATGAGTCGCAGTTGCTCTTCATGACTCTTATTAGAGAGTTGCTTTAGAACGTCCACACCTCTGTCCATCATGCGACCTTCTTTATCGGCGCTCATTTGCACGGCAGTCTTTATTGCGTCCATCTTGATGCGTTTGTCATCAGTGGCTTGCTGTGTCTGAATGCGCTCACGCTCGATCTGCTGCTGCGCCGTTTTGATGGCGGTGTCGGCCTGATCTTTGGCAACCTTGCGCTGGTTCTCTTGCTCTTTAAGCTGCAACTCTTTCATCTGCATTTGCACAATCGGGTCTTGCGCTTGTTGTTGCGCCTGAGCCTGCTGCGTTTCCTGCGTGTTTTTCTGGAGCAACTGTTGTGCAGCTTGCGCCAACATCGGAGACAGCCGCGCCTCGACTTCTGGAGACATCTGAACTTCCTCGCCGGACTCGTCTATCTGCGCTGGCAACTGCATACCAAGAGTCTGCTCGATCTGCTTGCGGTACTCAAACCCTAAGTGCTCGTTGATGTGCGCCATCATGGCTGACTGCATCGCAGGTGCCTGCGGGTTGTTCTGCAAGAGTGCCATGATCTTGGGGTCTTGCATCGCGGCCATGTGCACAATAATGTGCGCCTTGTGGTCTTGAGAAATAAACGCTTTGACCGGCTTGCCCTTGAGCACGTTCTGGTTCTCTGACACGGGGTCAGTGGGCTTCTGGTCATCGTCCATCGGCACGAGCTTGGCCGCATCCTTGATACCCAACACCTCCAACATCTGACGGTGCAAGAGTGGCAAGTTGTACAACTGCGGCGCACCTTGGGCCAACTGCAAGACCGCTTGGTACTGCACAATCTTCTGCGCCATCGTTGACGCATTAGGATCACTGACTGGAATGACATCAACATCGTCGTAGTCAGACCTCTTGGCCTTACGGCTACCTTCGCTTGGCTGGTAATCGTAGTCGTCTGGTGTGTAGTCAGCGATGATGTTCTTGAGCAGCCCCAACTCTTGCTTCATCGAGTAGTGGACACGCGCCTGAATAGCCGACATGTTCTTGAGCGTTCTCTCCAGAATCGCCAAGGTAGTACCCACAGGCGCTTGCGCACTCATGTCACTGAGCGTCAAGTCAGCCGTGTTGGCGAAGCGTCTGCCTTCTTCAACGATCTGGCCAAGCAGTGCCATCAATGTCTGGCTTGGCTCCTTGTACGGCAGGGGCAGTAAGTTGTCTTTCAGTGTGCCGCTGGCCACGTCTGCATCACGCCACTCGCCGGGAGCAATCGGTGTATCGTCTCCCTTGACCCGCATGCCGCGAGTCTTAAAGCCGCCGGGCAGGTTACTTAGCGTACCAGCATCGACAAGCTGACGAATAAGAGAAGTGCCTGACTTAGCAAAAGCCCCAATGAGGTGAATGAGGCCAAAGCAATAGAAGCCAAATCCCGGAACGTATCCGTAATGGACAAAGTGTTGACGTTTTTCATGGTTTTCATCATCAGGCTCCCAGTTACGGCGAATGGCCAGCACGTTGCTGGTTCCCTTTTCAATAGTGACGACATACGGCAGTGCGATGCCCGTCTCTTCGCCCTTCTTGTTCTTGTGCTCATAGCCCTTGAGGTCAAGGTCTACGTTCATCTCCAAGAGTTTGAAGCGATCATCAGACGTAGCTCTAAAGCCCATCTTCTCAGCGATCTTCTTCTCAACTTCATCGAGCACGTTGTCCGGTGTGCCCAAGTCAATGTCGCGGTAGAACCCTGCCACTTGCAGCTTGCGCAACTCATTCTCGGTCTTGCGCATCACATGGGTAATGCGAGGAGAAGACTGTAAGTTGGACGCACCGTAAGGCACAACGATGTCTTCCGCAGGAACGAAGAACGACACCTGACGATCCAATGACGGATCGAAATACACC